TGCTATACCCAGCCTGATAACCCACCACAGTGTTGTTGGAGGCGGTGGTGTTGTTTTCACCTGCTGAACTACCTACAAAAGTATTGTTTGACCCAGTATTATAACGACCTGCAAAATGCCCAACAAAAGTAAGGTCAGAGCTTGAAACATTCTGATTACCTGCTAGATACCCAACTGATACATTTCTTGTTCCTGTTGTATTAAGTGCTAAAGAAGCATAGCCCATAGCTGTATTGTAACCAGCAGTAGTATTTGCATTTAATGCTTGGTAACCCACTGCTGTGTTTCTTTCTGCGGTGGTGTTGGCTGCCAGTGCTGACCTACCGATTGCTGTATTAGATGCGCCAGTAGTATTTGAACCTAGAGAAATGTAACCTACAGCGGTATTTTCAGAAGCTGTAGTGTTTGCATCAAGGGCAAAATTACCCACAGCGACATTTTGTTGGCCAGATGTATTCAACCTTAATGCGTCTCTGCCAACAGCAGTATTATTAGATGCTGTGTTACTTAATAGTGCTTCTTCACCAATGGCAGTGTTGCCATCTCCGCTTATGTTTGAAAACAAAGTTCCAGAGCCAACGGCTGTGTTATACTGACCGTCTTGGTTTACAGTCAACGAATTGTAACCAACGGCTGTGTTAGCACCACCAGTCAATGAGCCATCATCAAGTGCTTGGTCACCCAACGCCACATTGTTTGTGCCAACAGGATAGTTACCGTCCAGCTTAATCGTGCCGCCGTCAGAAGTTATGCCGCCCATTTGTACTTGGGATAGCACCTGCGTTACAGTTGCGCCTGTACCGCCACCATCAAACTTTACGAGAACATCATGCCCGTTCTCCACCTCAAAATCATTTGAAGCATTATATGTGCCTTGGAAAAGAATAAGGCTGCGTGAAGCAGACAAGCTGTTGCGGATGTGTACAATCTTTTCGGCATCGTTTGGATCAAGCTGCACATAAGCTGTTGCGCCTAAATCCGCGCCGTCATTAAACTCAATAAAGCGATTGCGCCCATCAGACAGTGCGCCATTGTTAATTAGCAGCGTGTTGGGTGAACCCGAAGTGCCCGCAGCAGCTAACGTGACCGTAGCAATTCCGTTTGTTGCTTGGTCAATAATATCGAAGTTGGTGTTGGTGGTGTTGCCCCAAGTACCCGACTGATCTCCGGTCCCCGGTTTCTCAATACCAATGTTAACCGTATATGTGCTTGCCATTCTTTTAACCCTTCTAAGCTGCTATTTGACCCCAACCCGGTGTCTGTGACGGAGTTTCGTCTGACCAAGCTGGCGTCTGACTTGGGCTGATCGTATTATACCCTGCATTTTGATTTGGCACAATAGTTCCCCAAACTAAGACCTGTCCTACATTTCCAGTCGCTGCGATACCCGCGGGGTACACGTTTGAAGCAGCGGTCGTGGTTACTGTTCCAACGGCAGTTGCCGCAGAAACTCCCGTTGCGAAAACAGTAATGCCAAAAGTGACATCTACGGTGCCTACGACTCCCGTAGCTGCAACTCCCGTTGGGACGACGTTAGCTTTTCCTACAACAGTGACCGCCCCAACATTACCGGATGCGGATAACCCCGTTACCGGGGCAGTGGCTGCCGCGTTAACAGTAGCCGTACCCACCTGACCCGTAGAAGAAAGCCCGGTTACCGAAACATTAGCCGCCGCGTTAACCGTTACCGCCCCAACATTACCAGATGCCGACAAACCTGTTACCGGGGCAGTAGCGTCACCTGTTACTGCGGCTGCGCCAACAGCGCCTGTAGCCGACAGCCCAGTTACATTTACATTGGCTTCGGCAACTACGGCTACTGTACCAACACCAGAAGTAGCCTCTACCCCTGCTGGGAAAACATTGGCTTCGGCAACTACTGTTGTAGTGCCAACCGCGCCAGATGCCGATACGCCGGTTACGTTTACATTAGCTTCGGCAACTACTGTAATAGTTCCTACGTTTCCCGTAGCCTGCAAACCCGTTACAGGAGCGTTTGCTTCTGCGGTGACTGTGACAGCGCCGACAGATGCGGTGGAAAACGGAAAACCGCTTTGCCCCCACGGGCCTTCGCCCCAACCAGAGCGGCCCCAGCCGCCTATTGGAACGATAACGTCTGCCATAGTTAGGCTATCCGGATAATCGCGTTGCTTGCGTCAGCCGTTGGAAAAACAATGGTAAAATCACCCGCGGTAGATGTTTTGTCCGCACCAAAATCTAGAACAACTACAGAGGGGTCTCCTGCTGCGGTGTCGTTATAAATAAGTGCGCCCCGCGCCGTAATAGTAGCCGAAGAAAACGTCAAATCAGCAAAATCTGTCAAAGCTGTTGTTCCGCTGGTTGTTGGGGTAACATTAGTCAAAGTGCCCCCACCCGCTGAGTAGCCGGTTCCAGAAACCTCGTTAGTTGCGGTATACGCTGTTGTTGACGCATCAAAAGATGCACTGTTCGTGTAGAGCGCTAGTTTAAAAGTGTTACCAGTGCTGTTTGTGAAATCGTGCGTTGCAGTCAAAAGCTCTTGCTTAAAACTGGTGCACATAAAATTGCCCGTAAATGCCATGTCACAGTCTCCTTAGTTGTTCAGCAAGTTCTTTATAACCTGCCTCTGATAGGGCGTTATATGTTGTAGTTCTATCACTTTTTATTGCTTCACGCATGTAAAAAGCTAAAACCTTGACCATATGTTGTCTAAACGCATGAGCTTGGTCGCGGATGCCCGGATGAGCGGTGTCCGATATTTGAATGATCCTGTCTGCACAGCGTTCTGCAACCTCTTCTGGCGTAAACCCTCGTTTTTCGGTGGTCTCTACCAAAACTTTGTAATCCGCAGGGATGTCTACTTCTAAAGCTTTTATCATTGTTTCGGCCTAATTATCTTTCCTGTCCGATATTCGTCGGTTACCTCTTTAGACTCCCCAAACATCTTCAGACCCATAATAGACTCACTAAACCGCTTTTCGTACAGCGCTTGCATATCAGGTTCGCCCTTCATAAATATATAAGCTTCCATCAAGCTACCATACAGCATAGCTAGCTCAGCATTTTCACTAAGCCATGTAGTTCCAGTTCCCGCACCCGCTGTCAAACTGGCAGGGCGATAAAAATAATGCAACTCTACCGCGTAGCTTGCATCCGGTGTCGGCCCGATAATAAAGTTAGTTATATCAAAAACAGCATAATATCGCGGACCGCCTTCCGTCGTAGGGTCCGGATTGAACTGCTGCACATAATCCGCATCCTTAAAATCAAGGAAATTAGCGTCATTACTCGCATCTGTGTATGACAAGGAATACGGCGCAAGGAAATCTGACGGGCAGGCCAAAAACTTATTTGAAGCGGTCAAGGCTCCTGCGACATTTTTCCGAAACAAACTAAGCTGCACATTTTTGAGAATACGCTCTTCCGAATTTCTAATAAACACAGGAATGTTGTTAACAAACGTGGTTTCGTCGTTTTCCGTGTAATCTTGAATAGCCTGCTGTAATTCAGCGTATGTAAAACTCATGTTGTCACCGTAACCATGCCAACTTGCCCAAAACCTTGCGGTGGCAGCAAATTAGGTGCCTCTACTGTTGGAATCCCTACATATACATCAAACGGCTCCACTATATCCGGCCGTGCGTCTTTTAAAGCCTCTGCATCAACAACTTTACGAAAAGGACCAAGCTGCGGATGTTTTGGCTCCCACTCGTCTTTTCCTACTAGCAAGCCGTTCCATTCTTTACGCATGTCTTTATACCGATACCGGAAACCGGATCGGTCTGAAATAGCGTAGGAATCTTTACCGCTTGCAAACTTTGCCATTAAGTGGTCCTAAAATACTGGTATTGCGGCACTACGTTAAAGGACGAACGATCCCGGTCTTCTGTTGCGGCCCGTTCAAACTCTTCCTCATAAATAGCTTTCAAAAGCTGAACTCTATTTGGAGCTCTTTTTACCGCTATGTAATAGGCTAATCCCGCGGCTAAACACGGATAAAAACGAAACGGCATGTCCATTGTGTTAATAAACGTATCCGCATCATCCATGCGAGTAAGAGCATCGTAAATTACAACATCCGTGCTATTCTCG